ACATATAGCGGTTTACCAGCAATTGGTGATTTTGAGTGCACAGAGCCTTTAAGTTTTGAAATGTGGGTATACCCTACAGCGGGGAAAACAAACGAGGATATAATCTCAAAATTTACCTACGCACGCGGGTATAGGTTCGTATCTCATGGTAGTCGGGGCAAGGTTAATAGCCTCGAATTTGGATTGTATAGCGCCGTTAATAATTGGATGATTGCCCTTATTCCCGGCCCGCTCAATCTAGCAATTAACACATGGCAGCATTATGTTGTTACGTATAATGGCAGCAGTCTAGCAAGTGGTGTTAAAATTTATGTCAATGGTGTTTCAAAAGCGCTTACGGTTGCAAGTAATACCCTGACTGGAACGATTAAAAATAGCGAGAAGCTGAAGATAGGAACCGGATACTATCCCTGGTATGCGGGAAAGGTTGACGAATTGACGATATATAACCGCGTTTTATCGGCCTCAGAAGTATCGCAGAGATATAATGCGGGTACAGGCACAGAAACATTATTTGGCGCCGCCTATTTGAATTATAAGTTCAATGAGCTATCTGGATCAATTGTTTCCGACAGTTCAGGGAATGGACGAACGGGCCAGACTGTAGGCAACCCAGCATGGGTGACAGGCAAGTTAAATAAGAGTATCCAGCTTAATGGATCAAGCCAATATGTATATGTGTAGGAAAGTGCATTGAAATTTAATTGGATATCAGTGCATTGGTTGGGCGGTTACGGGGTAAGCTGTGGGCACAATAATAAATGGACAGTTAATTACTGAGAGAGTGTTACTATCCCCTATAGTATGGGATGATTTGCGCTTTCCGGCGTCTCCAGGTCGAATAAATCCGGCAACATTACGGCCTGACTTTGATTATACAAAGTCGTGCTTTGCTTTTGATGGTGGTGGGACGGAATCAATATACATGGTTGGTCAATTGCCACATGGATACAAGCCGGGTACGGCCTTATACCCGCATTTACACTGGGCACCTACTACAAATAGCACTGGTTTTGTACACTGGGAGATGCGTTATAAGTGGTATAATGATGGTGAAACTATAGGCGCGTTTACGTCAAGTTTATTATCTGCGACGTCCCCAGCAGTACCCGAACAATTAACACGTAGTAGTTGGGCGATTATTTCAAAGTCAGACGCGGCCATAAGTTCAATGGTTATGTTTATCCTTTCACGAATAGGTGGGGCCGATACAATTGACACTGATGTCAATCTTTATGAGTTCGATCTACATTTCCAGATTGACACGATAGGCTCCCAACGGGAACTAATTAAATAATGGCATTTAATCCATTTAACATATTCAAGCGCTCTGCAAAGGCGAACCGAAAAGCTACTGTCATTACAGGCAGCGGTCAACCTTCATACCCTGAGCGTAATTATGAGAATTATGCAAAGGAAGCATTTTTAAAAAATGTTATTGGCTTTAGATGTATAGACCTGATTGCAAAGTCAGTGGCATCTGTGCCGTGGAAGGTATATGAAGAAAAATCTAATGGAGAGGCTGATGAGGTCTTTAGTGACCCCCTATATGATTTGCTTTATCGTCCTAACCCTGATATGGGCTGGACAAATTTTATGTACAGCCTTACAGCATATCTTCCGTTAAGTGGTAATACTTTTGTCAGAAAGATAGGGCCTACGACCGGACCGAATAGAGGGATACCAAAGGAGTTATACACCCTTCAACCGAATAATATTGTAATTGAGACAAACGACTCAGGCCAGAAGATCGGGTATACATATAATAAGGGCACACGTTTTGAGCAGACTTTTCCAATTGACCCTATTACAGGCGAATGTGAAGTCAGACAGATAAAATTATTTAACCCACTATCTGAAATATGGGGGACATCGATAACAGAGACCGCAGCAAGAGAGATTGACACTTCTAATGCGGGGGCGGACTGGAATAAAAACTTACTTGATAATCAAGCGCGGCCTGGAATGGTCCTGTCAAGTGAGAATCCATTAACAGACCAACAGTTTGATAGACTTGCACAGCAAATAAGGGATGAACGAGAAGGCGCTGCAAACTCTGGGAGGTCATTGATCCTTGAGGGCAAGATGAAGGCGGACCAATACGGCTTTTCACCGGCAGAGATGGACTTTATTGAAGGGTCTAGAGAGATGTCAAGACGAATTGCATTGGCATACGGTGTTCAACCTCAAATGCTTGGAATCAAAGGTGACTCAACATATTCAAACTATGAACAAGCACGTCAAGCATTTTGGGAAGAGACAGTAACTTTCTATTTGACATTGATACGTGATGAATTTAATCATTGGTTATTACGCGGCTCAAATAAGTACCTTGACTATGACCTTGACAATATGCCGGCGTTTGAATTGAAGCGGGCGTCATTATGGGAACGTGCCCGCGCTGCTGACTTCATAACGATCAATGAGAAAAGGGCAATGGTCGGAGAAGACACGGTTGACGGCGGGGACATTATTCTTGTATCTGCGACTATGCTACCTTTGGGGACAGAAAGAGAAGAACCAGGGGACGATAATAACGGAGACGATGAACTGTGATAAACATTACAGGAGCACGACGAAGGGCACAACTACAAGCAGCGATTGAGAATCAGATGCAAGCCCTTGAAAGAGTGTTTATGTTAATCGTTCAGAAACAATTAAAGAAGCAATACAGTGCAGCCGCTTCAAGAGTAGAGAGCGGGTCGGATAAAATAAGTAGTGCGGTTGATAGAAATAAAAAAGAGTTTCAAAAGGTTATACAGGCGCAATATATAAGAACGGCGAAACGATTTGCACCTATGATATTCGATAATCTGAGTAAAGCAAAAGGGATTCAGATTAAAAGTATTGAAACTGAGTTCGATGCATTTGTTTGGAAGTGGGCACGGCTGATAGCAGCACAGAAAGTTGTTGATGTTAGTAACGCAACTAAAAATAAGATAGCCGCTGTGATAATGGCTGGACGTGAAGAGGGGTTAAGTAGCGCAGCAATCGGCCGGCACATTAGAAAAGATATAATACCAATTGATACTGTTTACAGAGCGGAGAGAATAGCAAGGACCGAGACACATACGGCGGCTGTTGGCGGAATGACCGAGGCGATGGAGACAACAGGCCTAACATATACAAAGTCATGGGTTGCAGCGCTTGACGATAGAACGCGGGAATCACATAGACAAGCAGAGATTGATAATGTTGATATTCCACAGGATAAACCTTTTATTGTTGACGGTGAGGAGTTGATGTATCCAGGGGATGCGAACGGATCAGCGGGAAATATAATAAATTGTCGGTGTGTAGTTTTTTACAATACAAAATGAAAGCGGCGAAGTGGAGGAGATAATGAGCGAGCTGGAGAAATATTTAAAATATGAAGATAGTAGGGGCGGCCATATGAAGAAGATGATTGTCCCTTTTGAGATAGCAGGATTGAGTGACGAGGGGACGATAACAGGATATGGGTCAACCTTTGGTGGGGCGTCTGATTCTTACGGTGATATTGTCGTAAGAGGGGCTTTTCAAGAAACGATTGCTAAAGGCGGACGAAACGGAAATGGTATTGTGATGTTATGGAACCATGACGCTAAAGAGCCCATAGGTAAATGGCATAACGTGTCAGAGAATGAGAAGGGACTCAAGATGGAGGGCAAGCTTGTTATGGAAGTTGCTCGCGCGCGTGAGGCATACGCACTTGCAAAAGAGAAAGTGGTTCAAGGCCTTTCTATTGGATGGGACTTTATACGAGATAAAGATGGACGCGTTGAGAAAGACGCGGTTGAGATAGATGAGAAAAAAAGGACTCGATATTTAAAGCGGGTTGAATTATTTGAGGTGTCATTAGTAACGTTTCCCGCAAATACTCGTGCGACTATAACGGGTACAAAGGGAATTGATGAGGTGCAGACTATTCGTGATTTTGAGATTTTCCTCCGGGATGCTGGAATGTCGGTTGAAATTGCGAAAACTATAATTTCAAAGGCTAAGGAAGTCTCCGGGATGGAGATGACCGATGAAATGGAAAACGCTCTTGAATTTGTTAACGCTCTTGAATTTGTTTTAGAAGGGTTCAAAACCCAAAATGCCAGATTATTCGTGGCAGATATGCTGTCGAAGTGAATTCGATAGTTAAAAAGTAATCCATATAATCGGAGGAAACGATGGAATTTAATGAAGTAGTAAGCGCAGTAACCGCCGAAATTAAGACTCTCGGTGATTCTGTAAGTGGTATCAAAACCAATTACAACGAGATGAGAAAATCTCATGAAGAACTGAAAAAAGTTATTGAGAATGGAACAAGTGATGTTATCGCTCGTGAAAAACTTGATAAACTTGCAAGTGATGTTGCAACAAGACAAGATGCGCTTGACAAACAAGCTGTAAAGCATGCAAATGAACTCAATGAAAGGCTTGATTCTTTTGAAGTTGCTATGAAAAGGCACGGCAATGCGGGGTCATCTGACAACGCCGCTTTTGAAGAAGCTAAAGCGTTTGCAATCGCTCACAAGTCTATAATGAGCGGTGACACTGGTTTTTCATATTCGAATATGCCAGACGTGAATGTTGACAACTACAAAGAATATGCAAAAGAATTTGAAAAATATATTCGCACTTGGGGCGGAGACAAACAAAAGCTCGTTGAACAAGCAGCTATAAAAACTATGATCTCTGCCTCTGATCCTGATGGCGGTTATACCGTTCCAACAGCTATGTCAAATAAGGTCATAAAACGCCTTTATGAAATTGATCCCCTTCGCTCACTTGCAGCAGTTGAGTCAATTACTACAGGCGCCATTGAGTGGTTAGTTGATAATGGCGATGCTGGTTCAGGATGGGAAGGAAATGAGACTGTTGCAACTACAAACGCAACTACTCCTCAACTTGCTAAAAAACGTATTCCTGTTAATGTTCTTGCAACTCGTCCGAGGGTATCTCAGATATTACTCGAAGATAGCGGAATAAACATAGAGCAGTTTTTAGCTACTAAAGTTGGCGATCGTTTTGGCCGTGATGAGGCAGCCGCTTTCGTAAGTGGTGATGGCATAAACAAACCTCGCGGTTTTCTGACCTATGCCGATGGGACCAACTGGAATCAGATTGAGCAAGTTCACATGGGTGATGCTGCTGCATTAACCGCAGATGGTTTTATTACTGTTAAGTATCACATGATTGAGCAATTCCTTGAAAGAGGAACTTGGTTATTGAATAGATCGACAGTTCAAGCAGCTCTGAAATTGAAAGACGGCGCTGGTAACTTTTTATGGCAGCCTTCTTTCATGGCTGGACAGCCCTCAACTATTCTTGGCCTTCCGGTAAGAATGTCTCCAAGCATACCAACTGTTGCTATTAATGCACTGGCCGTTGTACTTGCAGACTTCAAAGAAGCCTACATGATAGTTGATAGACTTGGAATCACCGTTCAGCGTGATCCTTATACAGCTAAACCTCTGGTTGAGATGTATTTCAGAAAGCGTGTTGGTGGCGATGTTGTTAATTTCGATGCGATCAAGATCGGAACGATCGAAGCTTAATCAGGAGAGTAAATAATATGCTTAAAGATGGATATTCAGGATTTCGATTTTTTCAAGCGTACGAGCCGCAAGATGTAGCTAACGGGTCAATAACGGGCGTGGCGATTGATACGCAAGGGTATGAAACAGCAACTATTGTTGTAAATGTAGGGACAGCGACCGGCGGGGCACTGTCTGCAGCTGATAATAGGCACCAATTGATGCTTGAACATTATAATAGTACTGTGGGCGTTCTGGCTTGGTCAGAATGCTATCCTTCACAAATGATTCACAGCGTTATAGGGGAAGCGGGGGCATATAGTACTTTGAATAGTGGGATTTTTCAAAGTATTGGCTCATTTACCAGCTTTGCAAGTAGGACATATGCAGTTGGTTACAAGGGCCCGCATCGTCTTATCCGCTTAAGGATATCAGACGTTGGTGCACCTTCTACTTATTCGATGGGTGCAATTGCTATTCTTGGCCTTCCTGCTAACTGGCCTGTAAATGCTGTAATAGGTTAATTCTTGCAGCCGGGTTGCAATATACCCGGCCTATTCTAAACAAAGGAGAGGATAGGATATGACAAAACGTGATAATACCTATCAAAATGCAAGAGTTAACTTGATTCAAGGCGGGCAGACTCTTAGCATTGATGATAATGGCTGGTTCGATTTTTATGGTGATTCAATCACCGGGCAACAAATGAAAGGGACTCTTCATAACGCAGCAAAAGTGAGCGTGATCGGGCAAGGGGCCGGTTCCACTGTATTTTCGCAGACAAACATCCCGAACAGTGCTAAGTATATTATATTTAGTATGACAAGCAACTTGGCGACCGGTTCTGCATGGTTATGTTCAGGTCCGATAATCGGGCAAGAAATGTATATCAGGATCGCAAGGGGCTCGTGTGCAAGTGGAATGGTTCTTATATCCACTTCGGGCGTGTCTATTATAGGTCTTATGGGCAGCGTATTATCCATAATTCGTCTTTACAATTCTGCTGCATCATGTGGTGCATGTCATTTGATTTGTAAACAAGACGGCGAGTGGGCGGTTGCGGCTGTATACTCTCATGGAGTAGCTGCTGGTAGTGCTGTACCGGATTAGTAGGTAGGAGTATTAAGAATGAAAATAAAAATGATAACACGTCAACTTGGGGCCAGTGATGGAATTCATGTAGTGAATTATGTTGCGGGCTGTGAGTATGAAGTAAGTGATAAGTTAGCGAAAACTTTTATTGACAATGGATGGGCTGCTGAAGTTAAGGCCGGAGTAACGCCGATTGAAAAACCGGTTGAAAAGGTTGAGGTTAAGAAGCCCGTTTTTGGAGATAATAACTACGCTGCTGAACTGAAAAAGGGAGCTAGAAGATAATGGCTATCAATTCCCGTTCATTAGCGCGAAATGGAAACATGCGGTTTTACGTTTATACAGCCCCGTCAGTGGAGCCTATAACTGTATCCGAAGTTAAAACTTTTGCGCGTATAGATGGGAGTGATGAAGACACTTTAATTGGAACTTTCATAACGGCGGCGCGGCAAGCTTGCGAGCAGTTTTTAAGACGTGCCATTCTTGAACAAACAATTCGATGTAAATTTGATTTTTGGCCAGACTATCCGATCGAGTTGCCGCGTCCGCCTGTTATTTCAATTACGCAAGTTGGAATGGTTGATGAAAGTGACACTGTGACTGTATATGGGGCAAGTAGTTATTATTTAATTACGGATGATATGGTTCCCAGGTTAGCAATTAGACAGACTTCTAATGTCCCGCAGAATTCCGACCGGGATTATGCCGGATATATTATTGATTATAAGGCCGGTTATGGATCGACGGCTGCAAGTGTGCCAGAACAGATTAAGACGGGGTTGAAATTGTGGACGACTGACATTTATGAGAATAGAGTGGTGAGAGAGACTCCGCCGCCGGAAGCATGGGCGGTCCTTAATCCCTATAGAGTCATAAAGATATGACATGCAAAAACTGCGGCAATGCAAAGAGTGTCAAGTGTGTATGTGATAGCACTTTGTATAACGCTAAAGGATTAAAATGTGCGATGACTAAAGGTGGAATTGTTAGATGCCCCGCCTGCGGGCGAGAGTATAGTATCAAGAGTGTTATCTATTGTTTACAGAATTACAAGCAATTAACGAATGACTTAGTAACAAGGAAAATATGAGTTTATTAAAATTATTTAATATTATATTTCAATTTTCTTTTATGCGGCTTGCCTGTGTAAAAGATATAAATACGGGCGGGGTTATTAAGTATAAAATATTAAAATGGATCGTGCCGGGTACTGGGTGGATAAGTAATTATATTTATATTGGTAAAAAATGAGCTGGTTAGTTAATAAACTCAGACATCGGCTTCAAATTCAAACACCAAACCAGGACCCAACTTCTGTAGGTGGAATGGCTTTGACTTTCAATACCGAGACTACGGTATGGGGCGAAGTAAAGCCAGTATCTGACTATATTAAAGCTATTCGAGGGGCGCAGACGGGTGAGAGCATAACGCATCATGCGATGGTTAGAAAGGTCGGAATAGAATCATTGACAAGGGCCTTTTCAAGTGCGTTCGATACAAGCGTTGATCAAATGGCAGACATGAATATTGTAAAGGCCGATTGGTTTGTATTCATGGAGCGCGGGTCGAGTGTCAAGGGTAGACGTTTTAGAGTACGTGGAATTATAAATGATGATGATAGAAATGAGTTTGTCAAGATAGCGTTGGAAGAGATAGAGGAAACGGGTACAGGATGGCCAGAGTAACAACTAACTTTTTAGCAGTATCTGAAAAGATGAAGGCTATCGGCAAAGCGTTATATGATGCTACTGTCATTAAGGAACTCGATAGGGAGTTTAACAAGATTGGTGCATCGATGGCGCAGACTATACAAAAGTCAATGCGCAATACTCCGAGGGCATCTTATTTTTATAAAAGACGGTCGGTCAAGCATTACCCGTCACAGCCTGAAAACCCTCCGGCAGTTGACCGAGGGGACTTGTGGAAAAATATCAGATTTACTACGCAAAGAATGTCTGATAATTTTCAATTTCAAATTGGTACTGACCAAAAGCACGGCTTTTATTTAGAGAATGGCACAGTAAAAATGACAGAGCGGCCCTGGTTGTTTCCTGTAGTACATAAATTTGAGCCTCAAATATATGACATGATAAAAAGAATTACCGGCGCAGAATTGAGGGAAGCATTTAAGGCAGGGGGGCAGTTGACGGGGGAGTATTCAAGTAAAGGCTGGGAAGTAAGGTTTAAGTAATGCAACTTGGTAGAATAGTATTAAAAATAAGGGCAGCAGGAACAAGTCTGGGAGCCAATGTTCTCGGAGCCGCTGATCTTAATGCAGTGATGACAAATACTTTTACTCCAAAAATGCCTATTGCATTTGTTATTCCAGTGAGCGAAGACGCTAAAGAAAATGAGTGTCATCCCTCTATAAATCAGATTGTATATGAGCGCTTTGGTGTTATTGTAGCAATTCCAACAGACGGTACACAAAAGGATAAAACGGGCCTGCTTGCTTATGACCAATTACATGAGATGCGGAATGAATTATTCGGGCCGTTAATAGGCTGGGATATGGGATTTAGTGAGCAGATATATTATAGGGGTGGAAAACTCATAGGAATTGACCGCGCTGTATTATGGTATCAATTTGATTTCGAATATAAGTCAAGAATAGTTTCTAATCCTGATGGATTCGGAGAAATAGAAACAACAACTATTGACAACCGAGCGCCAGTTTCTTCTTTACCTGACTTTGATAGAATTTGGGCACAATATATTTTAACTCCGTCGGTTAAGTGGGAAGATCTGATGAATGATCCTAGCCTGGATCTTCCAGAAACATTAGTCCCGGCTGACATGACTCAATTTATAGATTTGACTGATGATCCTGATGCAGGTCCTTACGGATCGGGATTTGCAAGGGCATTCGATTTTTTTATAAGAAAATAATAACTGCGAGGTGGAGAAGTGGGTGCAGAAAGTAAATTTTTAAAGCCGCGCGAGGGGCTTCTAGTAAGGGACCCTTTAACGAAGGCAATCATTCCGGCGGCGGGATCTAATCTTCCTTGGATAGGCCCTTCGGGTAGGTACTGGAGGCGGAGAGTAAGTTGCGGAGACATGATATTATCAGAGGCGGAAGCGCCGGTTATTAGCAAGAAATTTGGAGGAAGTAAATAATGGCTATATCTTTTAACAACATACCGAACACATTGAGGACCCCCGGCGGGTACATCGAAATTGACAATAGCAGAGCATTGAAGGGGTTATACGCTAATCCTCATAAGGCACTTATTGTTGGACAAAAAACGAGCGATGGATCGGCGGCTGCCGATACTATTCAACAGATTACACGGGATGGACTGGCCGATGGGTTTTTTGGTCCAGGTTCGATCCTCGCTCGTATGTGTAATATATTCAAGGATAACAATCCCAATACAGAACTACATGCGATTGCATTATCAGTAACTGGCGGGACTGCAGCAACCGGGACACTTAAATTTAAAAGTGCTCTTTCTGCAACAGGAAATACTACGTTTTATTTAATGATAAACGGGCAGAAAGTTTATACAACTATTACGAGTGCTTGGTCAATAACTGATGTTTGCAGCGCTATTAAAGCGACTGTCAATGCGAACTCAGACCTCCCCGTCATTGCCAGCGTATCGGCAAGCGCAGCTGGGTCAAATCACATAGCCTTCCATGCAGTGCAATCTGGGACATTGGGGAATTATATCGACATTCGATGGAACTATTACGCAGGACAGAGCGAGCCTCTTGGATGGAGCGCCGCAGAAATATCTATGGCCTCTGTTATGGGCGGCGGTGCAACTGATCCTGACCTTGGTGATGCATGGGCAGTCATTGACGGTGTTCAATATAATTATGTTGTTCAACCATACATTGATGCATCGAATTTAACTGACCTTGAGAATGAACTCGAAGATAGATTCGGTCCGATGATTGACTTACAAGGTCAAGGGCTTACAGCGGTCAGAGCTACTACGGCAAGCTGTACAACTCTTGGAAATAGCCGGAACAGTCCTCACAACTGCATAATGGGCGTTTACAATTCGCCAACGTGCCCGGAAGAATGGGCGGCTGCTCTTGGTGCGGTTGCTGCGGCTAATCTTAATCAAGATCCCGCAAGACCTTTGCACTATCTTAAGCTGAAAGGTATTCTTGCACCTCCAACCGCTGACAGATTCACGCGCGCGGAGAGAGATAT